TGCCTGCGCCTTTACTTGTATCAATAGCAACGCCTAATAAATTTTGCGCTGTACTTAAATTACCGGTTGAGACTATTAGACCATTTAGAGCAGGTGTTAATTCATCCTCAGTAATGTTTGTGGCTCTTTGTAAATCAGCTATAAAGGTTTTAACACTAGTCAAAGATCCAAGCTCATTGATCGCAGTTAGTGATTGCTCTATTGATTTATCAAGTCTTTCTTGCTCAAGTGCAGCTCTAACAGATGATCTAGCTAGTCTGTCAAGAGCGTAGGCAGATGCAATACCAGCTGTAACTAGAGCGGCTTTTGTAGCAAACTTGCTTGAGGCTATAAGTTTGTCAAATCCTTTTAACTCTTTTGTAGCCCTCTGCAAGCCCTTTTTATCAAACTTGGTAAGAAAATTAATTACAACATTTTGACTCAGTGCCATTAGTTACCCCTAAATGTTTGAGCAAGATATTTATTGATAACTGCCTGGATACCGGCCAGAGCTTGTTCACCTTTTTCAGCTGTAGCTTTGTAAATTACTCTTTTGCCTTTACCATCTCCGGCAATTGCGCCATGATCCTGTGAAACTTTACGAATAAATCCTTCACTAGCATTAGGGTTGCGGCTTACTCGCCTTGTCTTGCCTCTACTCCTAGCAGTACCGCCGCCTGTTAATTCAAAAATTATTCCCGGTACTGATTTATTTACTAAAGCCAAAGCTGTTACCTCAAAATCAGTACCCCTGCCTCTTTGCACTTTAACTTTTGCACTTGTTATCTGTATGCCAGCGACAGCATCCGCTTGTGACCATTGCCATCTTGACTCATTAGTTTTGCCGTAAGTGCGACCTCTATGATCTTGGTCAAAAGCCCACCCCCATGTAGGTGGATAGTAAGGCTTAGTATCTCTCCAGCCGGGAAATACCTCTGCCGGTATAAAACTTTTGGCTAGTTTTTCTACAGGCTTTATTTGTTTGCGTAATTCTTTTTTGAAAAGTTTTTTTGTATCAGGATTTATGTCCTCTATTTTTTGCATGAGTTCATCAAAACCTTTTACATAAACAGCCTTAAGAGATCTATCGGACTTAAGCTTTACCACTATCTCCGCCTGACTGTCCCTTTTGTTTTTGCATCTTGCTCTACCAATATTGCTTTGATTGCCATATAAATAGCCGGATCAACCTCTAGTAAATCTTTAGGGCTAATACCAGTTCTTACCGACACAGAGGCAATCTCCCATATTTGACCATGTCGGTCTAGCCATTTTTTGCTTCATACAACAAATCAACATCTATAAATTGATTGATGTAATCATCACCAAAAGCTAGTTCGGTTTTGCCTGTGTCTTTTTCTATACGCCAAGCAAGCCACCACAAATCAGACTCCATTTGTAGTTCACCTAATCTCTTACGCCATCCTGTCTTAAACTCAGCCTCAAAGGCTACTTTTACAGATGGCGTAAGATCATAAGTAATCTTTTTGCCGTCTTTCTTTGTTATTTCAATCTTGTGCATGTCCCACCTTTTCTTTTTAGCTAGTAGCTTTTGTTAAAGCTGTAACTGGAAAAGTTACGCTTGCCGTTGCAGCGGCATCTGTTGATCCTGAAATGGGTGTCCATTGTGTGATCAAACATGACATGCTGTAACTTGGATTTGTAGCTGTGACTGTACCGGTAACTGGGATCAATTTGATTGCCAGTTTTGAACCAATCGCATCTTCAAAAAGACTGTTCACTGAGGCTGCCGCAAAATCATTGAAGATTTCCATACTGATTGATGACACTTCAACGCCACCTATCATATTTTGTACAGTATCGTTCATGGCTGTGATAGTCACAGCTTCAACTTCTCGGTTTAAGCTTACAGTGCTGACAAATGAAGATATGGTTGAGGTACCTACAATGACTGCTACTTTGTTACCCATAAATATGGCCATATTTTTCCTTTCGCTAACCTATCAATTCCACTGAATACTGATAACTTAGGTAATCAATACTAGCGGATGTTATTGTGCCGGGTGATGCAGACACAACTCTTAAAGTTTGCACTGCACCGCTTAGTGTTTTATCAGCCTCAATAGCGGCTTTAATTGAGGTTGAACCAGATGAGCTAAGTAGCCCATCTAATCTTGATTGCCCATCTTTTTCACTCATCCTGCCAACGATGACAATTATATTGCAAGTTGCAGAGTCAAAGCCTCTGTTAAGTGTGTAGTCATAGTTCATAGATAATTGACCAATAACTGCAAAAGCATTATTGGTAGGCACATTTGTAGAGTCAGGAACATAATCCATTACACGCAATCCTGTAATAGCCGTAAGAGCTGTTTTAAGATTTGTCCTTACTGTACTTGGCACCATTAGGCAATAGCAATCTTTTGATAAGCCCTAATCATTTGTGATACATCTCTGCCTACTGGGGACATGCGTATTACACCAAGGTCACCAAGACCTAAGACACCGCCCGGAGCATCTTTGCGCTTGTATAGATCAGCTGTGAGAATTAAACAAGCTACATTGACATCACTAGGTACAGATGGCCAGCCAAACTTAGCTGTGACTTGTACGCCGGGGCGTAAGCCATTTTGTGTTAAGCCCGGAAATATAGGCCATGACTCTGTATTAGACACCATTGTTAATTGTGTAAAGGGTCTGCCTAAAGCTGAGGCTGTAAGCGGATCCATAATAAAATCTGTGTTCAAGGTCAATGTTTTTGTGTAAGTGCCGTTGCCGCCTTCATCTACTTTTACAATAAGGCCGTCTGTACTGCTAATGTCATCTGTATAAACAAAAATATCTGAGTACGCTCTATAAAGGCGTATTGTAGCTGCCGTATCTGCATAAAATCTGCGATTAGCAATCTTGTCAATTGAGCGTGATGATGACTCAACTAATTTTTCTAATAAAGTATCATCTGTTGTATCTGAGATAGACAAGTAAGCCTTAATCTCATTAAGTGTCGCATATCCATTTGTTATAGCCATGGTTGGTATCCAAAATCTGTAGTGCTCTGGGACATTAAGCAAACTCCAATTCTTAAATACCAACCATAGTTAGGATCTAAGCCCTCTGGAAGGGTAGAGGGCTTAGAAGCTTTACTTTAGAAGCTTGGTGTTGCCAAGCCGGTGCCGTTAATCTGTGCAATTGCTTTTGGATAACGCTCAGCTGTAAATGCTGACATACCAAATAGCACAATGTTAATTGCTACCTTGCCGTTTGGCTCTTCAAATGTCACATAAGTAGGAGCATTTGTTTCCTCAAACAAGTGACACTCATTAGTATCTACAACAAAGATTGTGTCTTGGTTTGTAGATGCACCAATGTTTGTTGCAATATTGGCATCAACAATAATTGGCAAGCCAAGTATTGAATATCCACTTGCGCCATACGCAGGTGTTCCATTGCCAGTACCCATTGCATTAACTGGGTTATAGGCGTTTGGTACAACCAATGGGCGGTTTTGCCCATCAACACCGGATAGGAAGAAGCCTAAGCGGCGTGGGTGCATGATGATTGCGTTTGGATTGACATAGATATTGCTTTGAATTTGTTGAATTGCATCTGCAAGTTTTGGATATAGACCTGCAACTGTACCTGTTGTAGCTGTGTAAGTTACCAAGATACCGCTTGTCATTGTCTTTAGACCAAGAGGCTGTCCATTAGATCCGCTGCCGTTAAGGATCGCATCATCAAGCTTAGTGTTGTAGGCTCTAATTAAATCACCTAAAACAATTGACTCAATGTTGTATCCACGCAGTAATGCTTGCTTTGATACAGATGCTTGTCCTGCAATTGTATTGACATCAACTGTCAAGGTTGTGTCTGACATATCTTGTGACACTGCAGCTGTATTTTGAGATGTTTGATACGCTGTTGTATTTCCAGTGGAAATTTTTGACAGTACAACACTCATACCTTGTGCAGGTAAAGTGTGTTTGCGAGCTGCATCAGCGAATGGGCGACCAGCTCTAGCTAGTGGCGCATATAGATCAACAAGGTACTGTGGTACTACAAGACCTGCAAATGAAGATGAACTTACTGCACGCTTCTCAATAGCCATCTCTCTTTGGTGGCGTTGAATACGCTCTAGTGCATCACCATCTGTTTTAAAATGAGACTTTAGTGCATCTGTCATAAAGTCATTGCCAGAGCGTGTTGAGTAGGTTAGTTCTTCACTTACAACAGTGAAGCCACCAGCTCTTGACTCTTTCTTTGGCTCTACATTGGCATCAACCTTGGCTGCTAAATCAGCGGCCTTTTGGTTGCGCAGTTCAATATCGGACATCTGCTCAATTCTTTCATCTAACTTTTTTACTTCAAGGTTTAATGCCTCTACATTGGCAAGTTCAACCTC